GGTATAAAAAGTTCTACTTTGTTAGTAGCTGCATGTAATCTTAATGGAGTTCCAAACTGAGTTCTTTCAACAGTAATTTGGTCTGAATTATAATCAATCGAAACAATTTTTAAAATTTCATCATTAACTTTTAAATAATCGTTTTCTCTATAATCATCGGAATTATCTACGTTAATAGTTGTTTGGTTGAAAGCAACATCAACAACTAAGAAACTTTCAATAACAGGAGGTGTATAAAATACTGTCTGATAATTAGATACTCTTACATCAAAAGTTTTTGTTAATGATATCGCATCTCTATCTAATGCCAATGTAACTACATCATCATCAGATAATAAATGTGGTTCTGAAGTTTCTACAGTTATATCATATTTGGTATCTGTATATTGGGGGGCACTAATTACAGCAGGCCACGGGGCATCAGGAATTCCATTTGTTGATGGAATGGTGGATCCCGAAGTAACTTCATATGATAATGTAGTTACATTTTCACCTTTAACTGATGCAACTCTACCGAATGCTCTAGAACCTTCGGTGTCATCATTGTCAATATACAAAGCATCTAATACTTTGAATACATTTTCACTTTCGTAAACGACAAAATCATCAATAGTTCCTCTTTCAACATTAGATACTGATAAAATAGCATCAAAACCTTTACTTGGAGTAGCAGAACTTCTAATTCTTCTTGCTTCTTTGGGTAAGTTATCTTCGTTCTGTTGATTAAACTCAATATTGAAATTATTTTCTGATGGAACAGAATGATATGTCTTTCCGACAATGTATGGATAAACACCAGAACCAAAAGTGTTTACCGTGAGGAAGTAACAATATCTTCCCTCGGGATATTCTGGAGTGATGCAAAAACGACCATTATTGATATCAAGACTTCCAGATCCTTGAATGAACTCATAGTCATTTACAAAAGAACCTAAAGGATATTTTACTACATTGGGTCTAGTAGCTTCTGCAGTGGTTTTTAATACATAAGAACTGGTTTGTCTAGAAATACCATTAGCAGGAACGGTTGGACTAAGATATCCGTAAGGACCATAGATAGGATTGCCATCATAAGCCCATCCTAAAATAGGAGAGTGAACAAACCCAGATGTTACTTCATCATAGTTAGCATTTACACCCTGAACGTTATCCGATAACGAATGTCTAAGAAGTTTTGGATTTGATGGATATGCATACTGAAGATTATATGCAATATTTCTACTTGGATACAGATAACCGTTACTGGTATCAGATTTAATTGTTTGAGCAGTTACCCAGTTACCATTTACATCAATAGAATTTTTTGTCTTAAATACTCTATCGAAAGACCATTTTTTAACAATAGCATTGGCAACAACACCACTACCTTTGGAAATAATCTTTACCGTAACTGTATCTTTATCACTGTAGTCAACACCTCCATTGAGAACAATTACACCAGTCAACTGATTATTAGTTACTTCAGCGATAGCAAAAGCTCCCGTTCCCTTACCAGTACTATCGACAATTTCTACATTAGGTCTAGCAACATAATCTTGACCGGGATTGGTTACTGTAATTGTTTTAATAGAACCATTAATGATATCTAAATCATTGGCAATTGTTGCAGTAGCGTCAAATCCATATGTAACTTCTAATGATTGATCTTCAGTATATCCATTTCCACCATCTGCAACTGTTATCGAAGATACTTTTCCATCCGTGATATTTGCATTAAATGTGGCACCAGAACCTGTAGAATCAGTTACTCGGAATACTGGTTGGATATCAGTTTCAAAACCAAATCCTTTTTGGATAATCTGGACACTTTCAATATTACCGAATGAAATATCTTCATAATCCTGAGAACTAAATGCTTCTACACCATTAATAAACAAACCAACTGCTTTATTTCCAGTAAATTGAGTTTGAGTATTTTTTTCAGTCGAAAGTGGAATTGTTTTTAAAAGATTTTGATTATTTACATTAAAACCAGCTCCAATGAAGTCTCCGATTGGATGTCCGGGAAGTCCAGATGAAACAATGTATGCATAATTTTCATCTTTGTAAATATTTGATATTTCAGTAGTAATAGTACTGACATTATTGTTTATCTGAACATCAGAACTACTTGAGAGAGTTCCAGATTCGTTTTTGATCCATGACGTAAATTGTTCCCTAGAATCAACGTCACCATCAAGTGATAACTCTACTTTTTCAGCTTCCTCAAAATAAGCAGCACCATCATTGATAATAACACTAGAAGAAACACCAAGTAACCTCATAGTTACTTTATTTGACTCAAGTTTTACACCATCACTATATCCAAAAAGAAATTCTGTGGTTTTGACATCACTTAAGTCGGCATGACTGACAGCAACTGTATCGTAAGCACCTCTTCCACAATCAATAAATTGGTTGAATGTTTTATATCGATAAGTGATAATTTCATCATCAATTTGGATAATTCCATTTAACTGAGGAAATCCAATTGTACTATCAATTGTAATTACAGAATCAGTAGGTGATAAAACACCTCTTAGGATACTTTCCCTTGGAATTTGAAAAAACTGCTGATTAAGAACGTTTAATCTACACTCATAAACATTTTTATTGGCAGAAGCATAATTTGAAATATTATTAATTAAGATTTCATCAATTACGGCAGTAGCTGTGTCTACTCCACTAGCATCAGCTTGAGATAATTGATTACCGATAAGATCATATGGATTTCCTTCAATTGCTTCTACTTTGATAATGTCATCAACAGTAAAATCTGAATAAGAAGCTTTGATTACATAATCTTTTGGATATTTTACTGTAACCTCTTCATCAAATAAAGCTCTGAATAAAAATTCAATGGAAACATCAGTTCCCTTGTAATTATAGAAATCTTTAATATTTCTAAGTAAGGTATCTTTGTCAATACTAGAAGAAATATTCTCAAAGGGGAACCCAGCAAGGTATTGATGTTCGTAATTTCTTAAGATAAGAAATAGAACAAGATTTGATAAATTTGTTACAGTATCGTCTGATTGATGAGATGCTGCTACAGTGCTCTCTACGGTCGTAGCAGTGCTATCAAACTTAGTTGTTGCCGAGTATCCCCTTTTGCAATTTAGGAGCGTTCTAGACGATAAATTGACGGTCTCATAGAGAATAATCTCATCACCTATACTAACCAGACCATTCTCAGAAGGAAGTCCATCAAGACTGTCTAAAACAATGCTTTCGTCAGTAGCAGAAATTGCTTGCTCTAATTTATAAGTTGTAACAAGATTATATTTTCTTAAATTATCAATATTTTTATAATCAAGGAAATTATGGGTGATATCAAGTAGACCACCGGATAATTCTAATGATTTATAGTATTCCTCAAAGAATTTTACAAATGTAGGAAATTCGTTGACAACAAAGTCTGGTAGTTGCTGATCTACTAGGTCTGAGATAGTTAACTTGTTAAAATTCATTTTATGCTGTTTCTTGGAATACCTGGAGAATGCTATCTTCTATTGAGAGATTTAAGTATACTTCTCTCACTGCACTCACATCATCATTAAATGGAATGGCGCTAATAAAGATTTCATTATCTTCATTGCTGCCGCTAACAAATTGAATTGAATTTAAATTCACTTTGCCATTAGTAAAATCAACAGTTCCTGCATTTTCAACTAGAATTTTCTTGGATGCAGTAGCAGAGTCAATAGTATATATTCTAATTACACCATCCTCAGTATTTTCCATGTATGAATCATCATTAGGATAATTTACTGTCCTAAATTTAGAACTTGTGATGGTAGTTTTTCCAACACATGATGTTTGGAATTGATTTACATAACATAACAAGTATTGAGCTGTAGTACCGAGTGCTGGTACTACTTTTTTCCTCAATATAAAATCAGTAACATTACCAGTGATTGAACTTTCGGAAGCATCAACAACTGTAGTTACTTTACTCTTCCTAATCACTCCACCAAACTTACTAATATTATTAGTATCTCTATATTCAGTTAAATTTTGAATTGCAACGTTTCTAATTTGCTCGGATGTCAAATTAGTTTCAGTTTGCCTGTAATAAATTTTAGTTCTTAAAACTACATCAACAATCGATGGATCAACAATAATCGGAGTAACAGAAGCAACTGTATACTTCTTGAGTTTACTGATAATGTCTCTTTTAGTAGAATTACTTAAAATATCGCTAAATTTTGGTTTGATAGCAATTTTTACACGACCATACTCAGGTGGTTCTTCAGTTTCACCACCATATACAATAATATCAGCAATTGCCGAGTAAAGTCTTTGAGTAATTACCTTATAATCTTCTAACGTTACTGCTCTATTCTGTGAAGAGTAGAATGCAGGAGCATTTTTTCTAATTACTTCACTATCTTCAATATCATCACCACCTTCAGAACCAACTACAACTGTTGTTGTAATACCCGTCAAAACTCGATTTAAATCTTCGTCATAAATTTCACCAGAGAAAACAAAATTCTTTAATTTGTTTGCTGTTTTACCAGATGATGCAATATATGTAACTTCGATAATCTGTCCGTCAGTAACTTTCTTACCCAGTACATCATCACCAAAAATTAATTCATATCTTGCATCATCAGTCTCCTGAACGAAGAATACTTTATCGACTGCAGTCACATCAAGGATATTTTCAACTTTTGTGAAAATTTCAGTTTTTGACGCCGCAGCATTTTCTCTTACTACTACTTTAATGGTTTCAGTGTCTACATTAGCAGTAGGAATGACGAATTTTTGATTAGGAATTGTATTATCTACGACATAACTAAAATTTAAGTAAATTCCTTCGGTTACTTGCAGTTGATCCGATGAAACATTTGAAATATATCCGATATTATTCGTTACTGGAGATACAACATCTTCTAAAATAGAAAATTGGTATGTTTCGTTTCTATTTTCTGGATTTGATGAAATAAAACAGTTACCTTTCTTGAGAGTAAGGAATGATGGCACTAATCTTTGGTCAACTGCAGCAACACTACTAAAATCAACTTTTAATTTAAGAAATGCTGTTGCTGACGTTGTTGACTTTGGACTATATCCAAGTTGTTTGGCAACTTTTACGATATTGTCTCTTAAAGAGGCAGATGCCAAAAAACTCTCATTAACTGCCATCGTAGTATTGAAGGCAGTATAATAAGTGTTGTATGCTAAGAGGTCAACAATAGAAGATAGTGTTGATCCTTCAAAGTCGTAATCTGTGAAATCAGTATTTCGCCTCAGGTAATCAACTAAGGCAGATTTGATATCAGCGTAATCTAGGGAACTAACTTGTGCGAATGCCATTGATTATATCTTTGATGATGACGTTAATGTTAATGAAGTAGTAAAGATTTGAGGATCTGTATCAGGAATACTATAAATTACTTGAATATCATACTCATATTGATCTTCATTCAAATCCAAAACTACCTCAATAAGGTTAATTCTTGGTTCATATAATGTAATCAGATTTTCTATTTCAGTTTTTATTGATCCAGCAGTAACAAAATCAAACGGATCAAATAACAATTCAGGAATTCCACTACCAAAACTAGCATTAAAAAACTTTTCACCCTTCCTGTAAGAAAAAAGATTAAGGAGTGACCTCTTAATCGCATTTTCATCCTTCAAAAGGTTTAAATCCTTCCGTAATGGGTTGGTTTTAAATGTGAAACTCAAGTCCTTATAGGATCTTGATGCTTTTAATGCCATTTGAGACAGAATGTTTCAATTATTTATAGTGGTTTACCATATCAAAATCTTCTCCGAGGATTTCTTTCATCATTGCATCGTTCCAATGGTGATAATATCCCGATTCTGCTAGTATTTTACGACTTTTTCGCAATTTTTCCTTACTTTGACATAAGAGTAAGTTATATTTCGCATTATTTGTCTGAATACCATTAATGAAGGTATGTGAATAAGCGCAATCTTCTAAAAAAATGTATTCGGGGTAGATGGTATTGTAAATTTCACACCACATTTGAATAGCATTTACATCCAAATAGTCTTCAACAGCAAAAATGACGACATCATACCCGGTTGAAGGCATGATATCGTCAATAGGTGCTTGAATAATCTTATAAGTTGCTGTTGAAGAAAAAGGACAGATAGCAAAATTGTTTAGTTCTGGTCTAAACTCAGAAATTTTACCAATCCACTCCTTAATATGCTCTTCAATTTCACTCATCAGACTTTTCTTTATCTGGATGATCTTGCTCAGAGGCTCTTTTGCCTACAACATAACCATAAGACTTTGGTGCTGGTGTTTCTTCGCTCATCTTCCTTGTCCTCGATAACGTTTACGCTTTCCATTACTGGAGGTTGCACTATATTTAGTATGTTTACCAGTTCCCTGACGTGTTCTTTTTGGTTTTGACTCAATATTTTCGTTTGATGAACCAAACTTTGGGCTTTTTGCCATTACTCGATCATTGACTACTCAAATAGTATACCAAGATAAACGAAATCTGTCAAGTTATGCAAGAGTGACACTGATAATTTGAAGTTCAACTCCTCCCGCTTCATTTCCGGCAGAAGTATTACTGACAACAACTTCTGCTGGACTATGAGAATCAATAGAAGGTCTTGGAAGACCTCCATAATAGGAGGATCCTCCTCCACCACCGCCACCAAATTCACCGCCAGCATTATATTCTAAATCCCAACCGCCGCCACCGCCGCCGCCACCGAAATATCCCATACCACCATTACCACCATTACCATCAACACCACGACCTTTTTTGCCAGACTGGAAGAACCCACCATCAGTTCCAGGGGATCCGCTATATCCATCACTAGCTCCCTCAACACCACCACCGCCACCGGATCCTGATCTGTAACCAGATGTTGTTCCACCACCACCGCCACCAGAAGCATTGAGATTACTTCCAGAACTTCCAGACGGATATCCAGCATTACCACCGGCACCAATTCCACCATATACACCCCTGCCCTCAGATCCACCTTGAGCGCCAAGCATTATACATTTATCTGCTTTTTTATCGGTCCCGAAGAAAACTGCAGCAATCTTGGCATCATAATAAAGTCTGTAAATATTTCCACTTGTCATGCGAATTGATCCCTGAACATATGCACCTGTTCCAGATGGACTTCCGCCACGACATCTTACAACTACATCATAATCGCCATCGAGAGGCGATAAAAGAACATTCTCAGAGAGAGTTATAGGTGAAGATAAAGCACTAATATCAGTTGTAGAAGAAGTACTAAGACCAGTCATGACTAATTGATTTTCCACAAGGAAATTAATTACTGCAAGACCATCTCCACCTCCACCAGCACCACGACCAGAAACATAGTCTGGATCAGTTGAATATGGAGCAGTAACAGATCCTCTGGAACCATCAGCAGTTACAAAATTAGTAATATCGGTTCCAGTTTTATATCCTGATCCACCGCCACCACCACCAGACTTTCCTGTGGTGCCATTACCGCCGCTACCGCCGCCGCCACCATAATATCCTGAACCACCGCCGCCTCCACGGTTACCAGTGTTGTAAGGGAAACCACCACCAGCTCCACCACCAGAACGACCTGTAGTACCACCAGAACTTCCACCGCCGCCAGTGGTAGCACCACTACCAATAGTAAATGTACCATCACCAGAACCACCGGGTCTGTTAGCACCACCGCCAAAACCACCATTACCTGCCTGTGCTGATCCTCCACCACCTCCAACATAAACAACATTTGATCCGAATGTCATTTCCGATCTTTGACCACCACGCCCTGCGCCATATCCAGACATACCAACAGGAGAACCTAAACCGGAAGCACCAACAAATACATTAATACTATCTGTATTATTATCAGGAATAAGTATAGTACCCATTGCAAATCCGCCAGATCCACCTCTAACAGGGAAACCTTCTCCAGTACCTGCACCACCAGCACCCCAAATTTTAAATGTAAACTCAGAAGCAGCAGATGGTATTGGTATATTCGTCTGACCGGTATTAGTAATTACAAAATTAGTTTCCGCTGCTCCTGCTACAACAGTAAGAGCTTCTCCACTAACTTTTTCTGCACAATAGTCATTACTAAAAACACAGCGATAAGATTCATTAGTATTTGCAAGAGTTAATGAAGGTGTAACATAATTAGCAGAATTTGCTCCAGAAATATCATTCCAAATACCAGATGTCTTTTTCTGCCACTGAAAACTTACTACCTCACCTTCACCATTTACTACTGTTGCCGCCACAGTAAATGTAACTGTATCTCCTTCATTAACTACAACAGATTCTGGATCATCTGTTATTTCAATATATGTTGCATTAATAACAATTCTTGAATTTTGACTTTCTTCGCCAGCAGTTCCTCTATTCGTATTAGTTTCATTGGCGAATGATCCTGTAGTTCCAACTACACTGACATCAATATAACCTGCACCACCGGCACCACCACCACCTGATTGTGTTCCTCTTCCAGGATCATTGACTCCATTCCATGCATCGTAACCACCAGCACCACCGCCGCCACCGTAGTATCCACCACCGCCGCCACCGCCACCAGGAGCAGCACCACTGCCACTGTTACGACCACCTCTGCCACCTTGTAGAGCAGAACCAGCAAGTCCATTAGTATTACCTGCAGATGAAGTTGTACCTCCCGCACCACCTGATGATTGAGATCCAGCATCACCTCCAGTAGCAGAAATTAACGATGGTGCGCTGTTATCACCATCAATTCCTGTTGTGCCACCACCGCCTCCACCAGAGACTGCAAATGCTCCACGATAATTAAAAGTATTGGTGTTAGTAACAGTTCTGTAACAAGTTGCTGTATATGGCACACTTTGACTTGCAGAGTAACTAAAATTTCTAATAAATGAAGTGACACCCATATCCCTTCTACGAAAAGTTACGAGAAATCCCCAAGTAAATTTCTGAACACTGTAGTACATTCCAGGACATTTATTGGCAGCAATACCTGCAGTACAACCACTATGGGAAATTGATAAATTATAATTATTACTTGAAAACCAGTCAGAGATATTAAACATTACATAGTAAGCACGGGGTTCCGATGCACCCCCAGTGATCCAGACATGTCGTAAATTCTGCCCTAGTAAGTAATAACTATATTGAGATCCCCAGTTATAAGAATGTTGTACGGATCCGTAGGCATACTTATAAGTGTATTTGGTACATGCATATGGTTGTTGAAAAGTATTATAATAAACATATGGTATTGTTACTTGCTCGCCAGTACAAGAGGAAGTTGTGTTGAGACTAGAACCACCAGCTCCACCTGCAATAGCAAGAGCACTTGCCTGAGATACAGTAGTGCCTTCAAAAATACCAGCATATCCCCCGCCTGCTTCAGCATAGCGTCCACTATCAGAAACTCCAGCAGCACCTGCACCAGCATTCAATTTAATAGAAACACTTTCAGTTGATAAAATAGGAACTCCTGCTTTTGTATATCCACCTTTAGCAGTACATGTTCCTTCACCCCATAGATGAGAAAGAAATTTAGATCTTTTACTATCCAATGAAGTAAGAACATAACTGGAACTTGCTGCTGGATCTAGGATTAATGTCCCATCTTTTTCCAAACTCCAAAATTCTGTATCATATCCAACACCCTCAGAATCAATTCTGTAAATGGGAGGAACTACTCTAAAATCAGCACCATCAACAATCAACGTAACAATAGCTGATGTTACAGTGTTTGCAAATGGATTAGTTAGAATACATCTATATTGATCTCCATTATCTTCATATGTATCTAATATTGGTGTAGTATAACTTGCTGAATTAGCACCAGCGATATCAATAAAAGTATTAGTGTTATTTTCCTTTAGCTGCCACTGAAAAGCAATTACACCACTGGTAATTATTGCAGCAACATTTAAAGTAATTGTATCACCAGCAACACCAGCTCCTGCTAATTCAGGTTGTGTTGAAATTGTAATTGTTCTACGAATATCAAATTCATATTTGAATGTATACTGAGGAGTATTTACTGCAGTGCCACTATGAGTAATTTTACAACGATAACAATCACCATCATCATTTGCTACAGTTAATCCCAAAGGAACTACATATTGAGTAGAATTAGCACCAGAAATATCAACGTAATTATTTGTTCCAGAATTTTTAACTTGCCACTGATATCCCAGTAACAATGGATCTGCCAAGTTAGTATCAGCACTCGCTGTTAAAACATATGGAGAGAGTGATGGTTCAGCTAATTTAATAATAGTATCTTCACCTGGTGCTACATCAATAATAAGTGGTATTAAGTCAGCAATACGAGTTCCAGTGCCGCCACCTCCAGTAGCAGCTGTTCCACCAGGAGCATTATTAGGATCAGCAATATCAGCAGTCGTAGCGCCTGAACCAGATTCAGCAATAGCAATATCTGTTTCAGTTACAGTAAAGTAAGCAACAGGAATTATCCCATCACCCTTATTGTCTTTAGGAATGAATTTAACTTGATTGCTAAACGGTTGTATTTTCATATTACATATACTGTTTTAGCACCCTTAAGTAAAGGAAATGATCCACTAATACCCAATGCCTTATCTGCAATTGCTTCCTGCGCCAGTCCCTGAGAAAATACCTTCTTGGATCCAGAAAGAACAGTTGCTTTAAAAGTCTTACAACATTTCGGACAGGGAACTATTTCCTGATAAGGAATAG